ATCCAGCGTGATGGCCGGGTCGGTGGCGTCTTCCCAATGGTCGGCGCCGGACCAGCGGCCATCATGGGTGGCCGTGCCGATCTCGATGTTCAGGTGTTGCGAGGCCCAGATCTTGAACTCGCCCACCCCTTTGTCGAAGGCCTCGTCGCGCAAGTCCTTGAGGCTGTCGCCGTTGACCGAGCGGCCCCAATTCGGATTGACCTGATACCAGATCGCCGGGTCCATCCATGGGCGCGACCGATCCCGCTGCACGTCCTCCGGAAACTCGTAGAGGATCGGCAGGATCTGCGGGTTCGCGATCTTGCCGTCGCGGACATTGCGCGCGTAGGTCAACTCCTGCAGGAAGGCGCCGGCAGGCGGCGAATCCGATTGCGTCGATATGTAGAAGACAAAGCGCTCCGGGCGGGCCACGCTGGAGCCGCGCAGCTGCGTCAGCACCTTGGCGGCATAGGCGACGCTGCCGAGCAAGTGAACCTCGTCCACACAGCTGCCGGAAAGCCTGCCGCCCGTGGCGATCTTTGGATCGAAGGTGGTGATCTTCAGCTCGGAGCCGTTGCCGCGGTGCTCGATCATCTTGAGATGGTCGCGCGTGCGCAGCAGCTGCTTGAGCTTCGGGTCCAGCTCGATCATGCCGGCTGCGGCGTCATAGGCGCCGTCGGCGATCTCCTGAGTCGGCCCGAACAGGCCGAACTCGGCATTGGGCCGCCGGTTCATCAGCAGCGAGGTGACCATCAACCCGCCGGACGAGGTCGTCTTGCTGTTCTTTTTCGGGACCAGCATGAAGACGCCCGGAACCCGGCGCCGTCCGCTGACCGGATCAAGCGAGCCATGGACGGCGCGGACCGCATCGCGGAACCAGTCCGCGCCGGCCTCGCCGAGGGTCGGATTGCCCGGCACATCCGGCAGGCGGAGCCGGTTGAAGATGTTGACCGCGCGGTCGGCCTCGTCCTTCCAGAGCGGCAGGGCCGGGACCAGCGATGTGCCGGCGCGCAGCCTCTCCTTCCAGTCAGGACAGGCGAAGCTCCAGGACATGGGGTTTCCGAAAAGAGGTCATGCTGGCCGGACTTGATACCGGCTGGCTCTGAGCTACCCCGACAGCTTGCCGGGTTCGGGCCGCTACCCCCGCGTCACGCCCAAGGGCTGGCTCGCGTATTGCCTGCTTGTCTTCTCGCTGCACGTCCTTCCGTGCCGCAGCATGAATGAATGAGGCCGCAATCTACTCGGAACCCCGCCCGGTGCGGACCGGGAGGCGCCGGGGCTCTTCGCCTCAACTCGTTGCCCATTCGGGCTAATTCCTGTCAGTTCAGCGGCTGCGACGGAGCGGGCTGCAGCAGATCCCGCCATTCCGGATCGGCCATGACCTCGTTTGCGTCGATCGCGGCCTGTTCCTTCTTGCCAAGCGCCTTCGACGGTTTTTCGGCAGCCGGGGCGCCCTTGACCTCGGCGTCGAGGCGCTCCAGTTCGGCGCGCTCGAGCAGCTCGTAGAGGTGGCGCTGGGCCGTGATGTTGCCGCCCTTCGCCGTGCGCTGCATGGCGATCACCAGCTCAGCGCGCTTCATCTCGTTGGCCGTGTCCAGATCAGCGCGAAACACGCGGCGAAAGGTCGGGACCGTGACGTCCAGCCTCTTCGCGATGATCTCCGGCCGGAAGTTGGCGGCGATCATCAGAACGGCGTCCTCGCGCTGCGCGGCCGTCGGGCGCCAGCGCTTGCGGCCATCGGCGCGCGGCGGGCGGGGCTTGCGCGGAGCCGGTTGAATCGGCAGCGGATCAGCGGCGGGCTGCGCGGCCGGAGACTGAGATGCGGCGGCGAACAGGTTGGCGGGTTCGAGCCGCGTCGCCAGTTCGGTCGCGAAATACTTGCGCAGGGTCGGGACGCTGATGCCGAGCGCCGCCGCGATGTCGACCTGCTCAATGCGGCGCGATGCCAGGTCAGCCACCGTGCGGCGCTGGTCATCGTGCGGATTAAAGGCGGCCCGGCCTTTCTTTTTGTTTGGCGACGCGGCCGAATTATCGTCAGCCAAGGAAAAAAACTCCGGATGAGTAAGCAGCGGGTGCGGGCGGCCGCGACCTCCAGACTTTCGACCCCCCCCCCTACCCCCACCGCTCGCGAGCCGCGCGGGCCGTCTTGGTGTTGTGGCAGCCCTGGCAGAGGACCTGCACGTTGAGCGGATCGAAGTCGGCGCCACCATCCTTGCGTTCGATGATGTGGTCCGCCTTCAGCGTGAACGGATAGTGCGAGCAGTCCTTGCCGCAGCCTTGCCCCTGGCAGATGTAGCCACGCTGGCGCTTGATGGTTGCGGCGAAGTCCCGCCACGCCCTGCTTTCGTAGAACGGGTCGGCGCGCTTGACGGGAGGCCTGACAGCGCGCGGCATGGCGGTCAGCAGCGTCGGCGCGGCCTTCAGTCTCGTCACATGGCAGCCCCCAAAGGAAGCGCCCCGCGATGGGGTGACCATCCGGGGCGCTGGATACATGTTCGGTACGGTCACCATAGTCACAAGCGAACGCCGCAGTCAAGCGGCTTTGTGATTGCGCCCCGCATTCTCCCCACAGCCCAGCACGCGCGGCCCTGCGGCCAGCCCCTCGACCCAAGGCCGCAGCGGCAGCGGGCAAGGCATGATCTCGACCCCGAGTCCGGCCAGTTCGCCCGCCTGCAGCGCCATGTCCTCGGCCAGCACATCGAGCGCCGCGCGCCACAGCTGCCATTCCGCCCGCGCGGTGACGACGCCCATCGGGTCCGGAGTCAGCACATGCTTGCGATAGGCCTCCGGGTAAGGCCGCTTGCCCTTGTCGTTGTAGCCGTCGACCTCGACCTCGGTCCAGGCCGTGACCTCGCCGTCATCGTTCCATTGCGCCGGGCGTTTCACCATCCGGAACCACAGCGGCATGCCGTTGTCCGAGCAGACCAGCCGCGATGTCACCACGCCGCAGGCCCAGCCGGTCGGCGCGCCCAGCACCGCGCATTTGACCACCAGCGAGGACAGCGAGCGCGTCATCCGTGCCATCGCCCCGGCCCTGGCGCGCGCGGCGCGGGCCGCCTGCTCGAGCAGCGGCGCGGTGACATCATCGCCGGCCAGCGCGGCCAGATCCTCGAAAGCATCCCATTCCTCGAACCCGGCAGGCTCGACCGCATCCAGCGCCCGCATGGCCTCGCCCAGCGCCAGCGCCGCCGGATGCGGGCTGAGCCGCCCGAGCGCCCCGAAATCCGGCACCACGCCATAGCGGTTGGTGCGCGCATCGACCGACGCCCCCAGCGCCCCGGCCGTGTGCGCCGCCAGCGCAGGGCTGGCCACGCCGTTCGGCGCCGAGGCCCTGACCCATTGGCCCACGGCATCCGCCCCCACCTTCGGCAATTCATCCCGCACGGCCCAGACCACAGCCTCGTCGATCGTCATCCGCTTCATGGTGCGTTCCCTCCGGGTTCCGGTCCAACCGGTCCAACCTGTCCAACCTTCAGAAAACAAGGGTTGGACCGGACAAGACGTTGATAACAGGCAACAATTCGCCACGGTCCAACCGGTCCAACCTCAAACGGCCTTTGGGCCGGGGTGTTTGTCCAGTGCCGCGAGACAGGGGCCTTCGGATTTTTGTGCTTGCGCGCGCGCATACACGGGAAAACGGTTGGACCGGTTGGACCGGTTGGACCTGCCAATGAAATCAAGGACTTGCCCGGTCCAACCTTGTCGCAGGGGTTGGACCGGAAAGCCCGAGGTTGGACCGGAAGCCGGCCCTCCACCCCTTTTTCCCTGCTCTCCCTCACAGCTGACCTGCCGCGTCGCCCTCGACGGACGGCCATTCGGTCGGCTGGTTCATGGCGGCGTCGAAGGCGGCGCGCGCCTCGTCGAGGCCCGGCAGCAGGATGTGGCGTCGTCGCTTCTGCACGGCCTCGTCCCATGGCCTTGTCTCGCGCAGCCCGGGCAGCAGCTTGGCCATTTTCATGCCCATTTCGCTCTCCATGGAGCGCCGCTTGATGCCGATCTTGTCGGAATAGGCGATGTAGTCGTCGAACAGGGCCTCCTTGGCGACGCTCACCGGCCACTGGCTCAGCGCCCGCGTCGGCGCGCCATCCATCAGCCGTTGCAGCCACCAGCCATCAACGGAATCGAGCGAGCGCAGCTTCTGCTCGAGCAGGGCCGCCGTCAGCGGGATCTGGCGCAGGTTGACGGTCGAAAGGTCGAAGGCGAGCAGATGCGCCAGCAGGGCCTCGCGCCCGCCCTCGCTCAGCTCGCGCTCCATCGCGGCGAAATAGTCGTGGTTCTGGGCCACGTTGGGCGCCACGTCGAGCACGCAGAAGCGCCGCTCGTCCTTGCCGGCGGGCACGACCCAGTCCTCGTTCGAGGTCATGATCAGGCGGACGAAGTTGTCGAGACGGATCGGGTCGATGCCCTTCTGCTCGATCATCTGGAATTTGGAGGTGACCAGCCCCTTGAGCCGCCCCTCGGCCGCCTTGTCGCCGGCCCAGACCGCTTCCTCGGCCTGCAGCAGCAGGCAGGAGGCCATGTGGGCGTTGAACTGCCCGGTGACATAGCGCGGGTCGTCGACCATGAAGTAATGGCTCTGGATCAGCGAGCCGAACACCTCGCCGACCTTGCTTTTCCCCGAACCCATCGCCCCGCGTAGCACCAGCGCCGTGCCGATGCGCTCGCGCGGCCGCTGCACGATATGGGCGAACCAGCCCATCACCCATTGGTAGAGCGCGACATTGCCGGCGCAGACATTGGTCAGCAGGTGATCCTTGAAAATCGCGAAGCTCCCGCCCTCGCGTGGCGTCACCGAGAAGCCGCGCCAGAGGTTGTAGTAGCCTTCGGTCAGCGGCCCGCCCTCGCCGGGCACGAACTCGATGCCGGCATATTGCCGGCGCTTCTTGTGGTGCAGCCAGGCGGTGGCGTGCGTCATCACCTTGATGTCGCCGTCCTTGTCGCGCCGCTGGGTGAAGCGGTTCAGGTGCCAGGCGCGAAAGGCGTCAAGGCTGATGATGCGCGTCCGGTCCTCGATCGGCGCCGTCGGCTGCTCGCGCAGGATCACGGCCTTCGAGCCCATCAGCACCACCGCCCATTCGGCATTCATGGCGTCCATGTCAAAGCCGCCACCATCCAGCGCCGCCGGCGGCTCGCCCCCGTCGACGGGCCGCGCCTTGCGCTTGCCCCGCTTCGGCTTGGCCTTTTCGCCCGCCTCCTGCCCGCCATCATCGCCAGGCCCGTCATCGTCTCCACCATCCTCATCCTGAGCCTGTCGAAGG